CATGAGCGTGGTTTCAATAGTCAAGGCTGGCCCCCTTCTTCAATAGCCGGCGCGTCACCTCTTCCTCAGCCGCGGCTTGGGCCGCAGGTATCGCGCTGGCCGCGCTGCGCACAAAGGCCTTACCCGGCACCTGCTTGGGCGTGGGCAGCGGCACGTAGTAGGCATCCTTCTCGGCCTGGCTGGCGCGCCGGCCGGGCTTTTCCTGGCCATCCATTCCAGGCCGCACCATGGGCCGGACACGACCTTGGTTGTCCTGGTAGTAGCGGTACCGCTGCAGGTAGCCATACTCTACGAGGTGACCATGCGGTGCTTTCCGATGGTTCCAGCTGACGTTGTACTGTTCGCGCTGGCCAGGTCGAGAGTTCTCCGGGCTGTGCGCCTGATAGATCGACGCATCAAGATTGCCTGTTTCCCGGCCCAGCGCCGCCACGTTCTGCTTCACGCGGTCGTACAGCACTTGAGCGGCTGCTTGAGCAGCCGGGCGAATAGCAGCGGCAGCATCCTGACCAAGACCATCCAATAGCGCTTCCATTCCGGAAGCATCGAACTCGATCTTGAAGGTCTTGTCGCCAGTCAGTGCCATACTCAACCCCTGAACGGCACAACATCAGCGCCAGCGACACGCGCAGCGTTGACAGCGGCAGCGTCCTGATTCATCCAAGCCGCATGCACTTCGACCAAATCGGCAGGCACCGCTGTGAGAATGATGCCGCGCGAGTAGCCATAGGCGCCCACCTGCCCGTTGGCAGTGGTCAGCACGTCGTGATGGGTTGCAACCTTGGCGGGTTTACTTGCAACGGTTGCAACCTGCGCCGGCTGCATGGTGGCTTTCTTTGTCATGTCGTAGTCACTCCTTGGGTGAGCTTGCAAACGAGGTCAATGTTCTGGCGGTTCGGGCCGGGCAATACGGCTTCGATTTCGTAGGTTTGGTCGGCGTGCAGCAGGCGCATGCCAGCGTCGATACCTGTGCGCCAGCGGATCCGCACGGACGCACGGACGGTGGATATGTCGGCATCGGCCTTGATCGTCTCGCTGCCCGACAGGTGGCGCACATTCGCCCAGCACTTGGCGACGTCCTCCCATTTATCCTGCCCCGGAATCGGCGTGCCCCAGGCATCCTTTTCCTGCGTGTGCCGTTGGATCGTGACGCGATGCGGGAAGCTGCCGGCGATGACGGTCATGCCCAGTTCCTCTCACGGTCCAGCAGGCCGGCCAGGTACGCGGGCGGGTTGGCCGGGCGCGCTGCTGTGGCGGTTGTCAGCTGATGGCTGGCCATGGCGATGATGTACGCGCGGACATTGGCCGGGCAGCCCACCTGCACAGCGATGCGCACGCATTCGGAGCCGTCATCAGGCAGCGGCGGCAGTTCAACGGTGGGCACGATGGCGAAGGTGCCTTCGAGGTAGCGGAACAGCGTCGAAGGCGCCTCCACCCACTTGGCGCCATCGAATATCTCGGCGGTTGCCGACTCGGCCTCGGGCGGTACCGGCAAAGGGCCGCCTGGCCAGGCGTCATAAGCCAGCTGAATGGTGTGCGGCTGGAACACCCGCTCGCATTCATGTTCAGCGGTGAGCCGGACAGACTGGATCAGCGTCTCGATCTGCCCGTCCAGCTCATCGATGTCGTCGTCAATGCGTGCGCTGACCTTGACCTCGTCGACGGTGACAGGCTCGCCCTCGCTGATGACAATGGTCTTGGTCAGCAGCATGGTCACACCTTGCCGGCCAGAGCCAAATGACCCTTAATGACGACGGCACCGGCCGCGATGGACGTGCCACCCACCTTGGTCAGCACCACGCGAACGTAGCGCTTGCCGCCGCGATAACCTACGGCATAGGCGTTGGTCGCTTCCAGGGCAGCTGGAAATTCGCCGAGCAGGTCGTCAGCCGTAACGGCAGCTGAATCAGAAAGGTCCGCGGCGTCACCATGCACCAGGCTTGCCGTGAACTCTCCGTCGCCGGCAATGGCGCCCGTATTCAAGACCACCGTCGCACTGCCGGCGCCCTGCAGATCGACAATAGGTGCATCGGCCTTCGTTGCCGAATGCACGGCGGCAGCCAACGCGGCCACCGCCAGGATGTTGTGTTTCATATCCATGATTCAGGTTCCTTTTCAATGAATGGAATGCGGCCCACCGTCAGGCGGGCCGTGAAACCAGCTCGCCCGATCAGGCAGCGAACTTGATGAACTTCAGGGACTCGAAGTTCACGGCGCCGCCACCAGTGCGCTTGGTGCTGTAGAACCGGATGAAGGGCTTGGCGGTGTAAGGGTCGCGCAGCGTGCGAATGCCGATGCGGTCCACGATCGTGTAGGTCTCGCGGAAGTCGCCGAAAGCCAGCGACAGGGAGCCGGTTCCCAGCTTGGGCATGCACTGGTCAATGCGTGCGGCATAACCCAGCAGGCGATCGGGCTGACCGGCCTGCAGGGAGGGCTCCCACAGGTAGCGATCATCGTTCGTAGACTTCATCTTGCGAATCAGCGTACGAACCTCGCGGCGCATGGTGAAGGTTGCATTCTGCAGATACTGATCCTTGAAGGCGCCGATCAGGTCTTGAAGCGGGTCAGCCTTGGTGGTGTGGAAAGCCCCATTCGCGCCAGTCACGATGTGCTCGAACGTGCCCCAGTCGCGGGTATCGTCGGCGGTCGCCGCCGTCGGATAAGCGGCTAGGCCGTGCGGCTTACCGACACCATTGCCATTCCAGAACGCCTGACCCTCGATGCGGGCGAATTTATCGCCTACCTTGCCAGACAGCCAGGCCTCAACGTCGGTGGCGGCGTCATCGATGAGCTTCTGCGTCACCTTGGGCTGGGCGTACATCTCATGCGCCTCGATCTTGTACTTGCCCAACTGCGTGGTGTCCGTATCGTTGCGCGCACCCATTTCTGACACCCAGCCCGCGTCAGCTTCATCATTGTCGACGATGCCTTCCAGCGCGTCGGTGCTGAGAGGCTGGACGGTGGCCAGCTGGCGAATGATGGACTGCTCATGCACCTTGCTGACGATGCGACCCACGGTAGAGGGCGGCAGCAGGTAGCCGCCATCGGGGTCGGAGCCTGCGCTCATGGCTTTGCGCTCATCGGCAGACAAGCGCTCGACGTCGCCATGGCGCACCAGGGAGAAGAACGCCGACTTGTACTGCGCGTACTGGTCGACCGAGATTTCCACCGGCACTGAACGGCCCTTACTTTGGAAGTCGGCGCGCAGCATGGCATTCCAGCTCTTGCATTCGGCTTCCAGCTCTTCCTGCTTACCGTCGCCGGCGCCAGGGCGCTGACTGGCCAGCACAAACTTGTCGAAGTCGGCCTTGAGTTCGGCCAGTTTGTCCATGTCCTCGCTGATCTTGGCCAGTTTGGTTTCCAGCTCAGAGACAGCCTTGCCGTCGGCCTTGGCGGCGACGAGTTCGTCGTTGGTGCGCTTGAACTCTTCCCAGGCCTTGCCCTGATCTTCGATCAAACGCTTCAATTCAATGATGCCTTCCATGATGTGTATCCTCAAATAAAAAGCCGCCTCGATGGGCGGCGTGCGGTTGCTTGACGCTGGTCGTCAGCGCGGTATGTGCTGCTCTCGGCCTTTGATGGCGCTGAACAGCTCGGCCAGCTCTGAACTGCCAGCGTCCCGCATGGCAATCAGGCTTTTGAAACCCTGGTTGATGACAACCTGGGCCTCGCTTCTCGACAGCCCAGCGTCCCGCGTGAGCAGTCGTTCAAAATCTCGTTCGGTCATGCCTTCGCCCTTCACGGCGGAGACGCGGGCCTTACCGTTGGCTGGCCGGGTGACGAGGGACACTTCCACCACGTCGATGCGCTTCAAGCGGCGCTTCGGTTCCTCGGGCTTCGTGCGCGGCTCCCATTCCTTGGCGATGTAGCCGATGGACATGCCGTCGATGGCCGGGCGCGGCGCCATCTTCATGAGGGCGTACATTTCACGACCGCGCGGCGTCTCGGCCAACTGCCCCGATACCTTCAGTCCGTGGCCATCCTCGACGAGGTCAGTCCACACGCCGATGGGCGTCATGTCCTCGGACGTCATGTTCCAGCCGCCGTGCTGACTAAGCATCGCCGGCCAGGCCACAGAGCCACCCTTGAGCTCGGCCAGGAATCGGGAGAAGGCGCCGGGTTCGATCACATCGCCGTAGGCGTCTACATTGCCGAACACTGCCCCGTACCCGCTGAACGACATCGCAGCGGCATCGTCGCTGGGCGCGAACTTCAGTTCGACCAGGTCACAGATCAGGTTTTCCATCGTCGTCTTCCTTCGGCGTGTCGCCGTCGTCATTGTCTTCGTCGTCATCATCGACAGCTGGTGCGCCGCCCATGTTTACAGGGTCGAGCAACAAGCCTGCATTGCCGCCCATCGGATTCATGTCTTCCAGGTCGCGCACGTCATCGGGCGTCATCCATGGGCGCCCGCCGCCACCGCCCAGGGCCTTGGCGTAGAACTCGCCGCGATCCTTATGCGATCCACGCATCAGGCCGGCCGCATTGAATTTCACGAAGTAGCCATCATCGAGCTCTTCGTCGGTGAGCAGCTGGCACTCGGCCGACTGCTCAATGCGCTGATACCAGGGCGACAGTGTGTGCACGACGTGCGCCAGGAACATTTGCTCGGCGCTGGCGTAGGTCGCCGTCTTGTCGCTGAAACCGATCATGACGGGCAGCACCCGCATGGCGCGACAGATTTCTTCCACCTGGTGGCGGCGCGTCTCCAGCAACTGCGCATCAACACCGGTCATAGTCGAGGGGTTGAACTTTGCGTTGCGATCAAGCACCTTGGTTTTACCGACGTTCTCGATACCATCGAAATGCTTGGCCAGCCACTTGCGCAGATCGTCGTATTGCTTTCCGTTGAGCGTGCCTTCGACCGAATACACGCCACCGACAGCCGCACCGTTCTTCTGCATACGGGCATGCGATTCTTCGGTGGACATCGCCAAGCCGATGGCCTCGCGGGCCAGCTTCACCACATCCAGCCCCTGCACACCATCCCAGCTCGGGCCGCGCCAATGCCAGATGGCTTCACGCGGGAATATGCGGCTCTGCCCATTAGGTGCCGTAATGGTGTACTCCAGGTCGTAATTGTCGAGTTGCTTGATACTGACGTTCGTACGGTGAATCGGGATCAGCTCCCGGATCTGGCCGCGCAGGCCGTTCTTGAAGGCGATAGCATCACCCGTCAGCACGCAGTGCAGGGCCATCATTTCCCGCAGCTCAAACGACGTCATCCAGGCATTCGGCTTGCGGTACAGCAGCCGATACAGCGGATGGTCGGTCGCTGGCAGCTTCTTGTCGCCCTCCTCCCGATACAGCTTGAACGGAACCTGGGCAATGCCTTCAGCAATGACGCGGGCGCAGGCCAGCACGGTCGGCACTTCCAGGGCCGTCTTATGCGTGACGCTGGCGCCGCTCTTCGTGCTCAACCAGCCACCCAGCTGGCGAAACAGATCCAGCGAATCGCGTACCGGCTCATCGCCGCCCGATTTTCGATTGAATGGCCAGATCATTTAGTTTTCCCAGAACGAACCACCCGCAGCGGGTGGATTCAGCGCCATCAACGAGATGGAATTCAGTGTCGCCATAAGCGGGTCGATTTTTCCGGTACCGGCGGCTTGCTTGGTGATATTCACCGCATTGCCAGCCGGCACCACCTTTGCATTGCTGACGCACCAGGCCATAAGCGGCTGCGCGGCATGCGTCATGTCGCCAGCGGCCAGCGCACGTTCGGCCACACCAATGGCACCGGTCAGCCGCCAGCCCTGCGAAATGCCAATGATCAGATCGTCCGGGATGCCGGCGTCTTCCAGGGACTTCTTCACGACCTTGTGCGTGCGTTCAGGGTCGAGGCCAATCTGGGCCAGCAATCCGGATTCGTAAATCTGCAGCGAGATGGCCGCCAGCTGTTCGACGTCTTCCGGAATGTCGTCGATGATCACCAGATCACCGTCAGCAGCGAAGTCCTGGTAACGCGGCGCCAATTCCTTGCGACGCTCCAAGCCGATGGGGTGTACCCATGCCTTATTCCATTGCAGCCAGTGGCCAGTGCCAGGCACGCGCCCGGTGACAGAGAATCCCAGCAAGTCATCCAGGCCGCCACCGTCGACGCCGATGGTCACCACCTCGCACTCGGAGAGGATGCGATCAAGCGTGACCGACTTATCGCCGCACTTTTCCCAGAAGTCGGCTCCCGTCCAGCGGCCAGCACGCAGGTTCATGCCGATCTCCACGTTCAGGTGCTTCGCCACAAACTGCTGGAAGGATCCGTCCGTCTTGCCGTCATACCGGCGCAGCTCGTCTTCGATCCACTGCCTGCTGACCGAGCGGCCCAGATTCGGATTCGTGATGTAGAAATTCTCTGGGTCGCGGTACGCTTTCGACTCCAGCATGTGGCCCGGGAATTCGTACAGCACACCCAGGGTGCGCGGATCCTCCACCTTGCCATCGCGAACGTCCCGCCAGTAATCCAGCTTCTCCTTGAAGATGCCCGCCGGCGGTTCGTCGCTCTGCGTGGTCAGAAAGATCACCCAGCCTTCCGGACGCGACACCAGGCCGCCGGTCGCCTCCATGAACATGGCCTGAGCCTTCGACTGCTTGCCGAATATCCACAGCTCATCGACCAGGATGCGACCGGACTTCTTGCCGCCCACCGTGTCGGTCTCTGCGGCCACCACCTTCAGGCTGGCTCTGGTGACTCGATGCGTGATCGTGCGCAAATTGTCCTGCACATGAAACAGGGCGTTTAGCTCTGGGTCGGCGCGTACCATGCCGGCTGCCGGCTTGAATGAGTTGTTGGCCACTTCCTTGGTTGGGGCAAGAATCAGATGCTCTTCATCGGCGCGCCAGCACAGAATCACAGCTGTCAACATGATGCCGGCGGCAATCGTGGACTTGGTGTTCTTCTTCGAGATTAGCAGGCCATACTCGCGGATCAGCTGGTTTCCAGTCTCGGCGTCATACGCGCCGAAAATAGCAGCCACGAAATCGAACACCCACTGTTCAGAGCATTCGCCGAATGTCGGCTGACCCGGCAGGTCGACCACGCGCAGTTGCTTGAAGATCGCCAGTGCTCGCTCTGCTTCTTCTGGGTAGATAGGCGGCGGGATAATCGATTCGCCAGCGACCAAGCGTTCGGCCCAGTCCGGGCATGCAGTCGACCAGGTAGGCATCACAGCTTCTTGCCTCCAGAGGCAACCAGACGCGGCGGCGGTGCCGGGGCAAACCGGCTGGCCACTTTCTCGGCTGCTTCCTGCTGCGCTTCTTTCTTGCCGCCTTCGCCCGCCTTGACGTGCGTGTATTGGACGGCTGCGATTGCGGCGCGTACCTGTAGCGGCGTAGCATCCACCTGCCCGAGCGCCACTTGCTGCAGCATGTCGAGCATATCCGTTGCTTTTACCGGTATCGGCGCGCTCTGCTGCTCGACCGCCGGTGTTTTACGAGGGCGGCCAGCACCAGGACGGGCGCCGCCCCATCCATTCTTCTTGCTTGCCATCTTGAATTCCAACTTGAAAAAGGGGAAATAATTTGTGCGTGAGGAACAGGGCGGTCTAGAGCGCGAAGCCTTCTAGACTTTCGCTACCCCCCCCTGCCCATGCACCAGAGCACCGCGCTCAGCGCCGCCTTGGTGCGCCCGGTAGAAACCGAATGCTCACCGCCCGAGACAGCCACCAGCCGACGCGCTGCGGATCAGGCTGAAGGCCAGTGAGCCGCGCCACCAACAGCACGCCGAACAGATACCAGCGGAACCAGGGCGCCACGCGCAAGGTTGCGTGAATCGGACGCCTGCTCATGCCGCCTCGTACAGATGGATGCGCGCCCCGCCGATCATCAGATAGGCGCCCTCTTCATCATGCATGACCGGGCCGCGCACTGCTTCCCGCAGCTGGCGCAGATCACCCGCCGTCGCCGGCAGATCAGGGTATCCGCGCAGGCCTTCCGTCTCGATGTAGGTTTCGACCAAGCCAGCCACAGCGATATGCGTGCCGCCACAGGCAACGCAGTAGAACTGCTGCCCTGCGTGCACCACATCATCGTCATGCAGATCAACGTCGTGCTGGGGACAGTCGACTTCTTGCCATACTTCACCCATAGTTCGCTTCCTCCCGCTGCTTATCCCTGCTGTGATGAGTCGCAAGGTCATACTCGTAAGACGGATCAGGGCGCCGCTTGCGACGCGGCCCAGTGCTGGCCCTGCTTGGCACCATCGCCAGATCAGGGGGGACGCCCCGCTCCAGTCTGCCGACCAGGGTCCATCGTGATAGGCCCAGTCGCCGCGCCCAATCAGATATGCACATCGTCAGACCGTGCGCTGTAACCAATCGGCCTGAGATCTTCTTTGCATGCCGCATCTTCGGCAGCCCGCGCTTCTGATTGCACTCAGGGCAGCTGGCAACCAGATTCGCGATACGGTTGTCCTGCACTTCATTATTCAAGTGATCCACATGCATGTCTTCCCATGTGACCTGCTTCGCGCACCAATGGCACTGGAACGGCCCATCGCCATGGCACTGGTGGTACACCGCCCGATGCTGATACACCCGCGCGCCTGATCGGCTCAGCGGGTGCCCCGGCAGATGGTCCAACAGATAGCCCGAAGAATGCTCAATCGCGCCTTGCTTCAAGTTCGACTTCTTTTCCGTGGAACCATGCCTGCGAACTCTTGCGTAATGCATTTCGCACAAGGCTGCCTTATTTGATCTGGCAGGCTTGCCGCACGATTCGACACTGCATGTATGCTTCGTGTTAGCCATAGCCAACTCCTTTCCAGTTGGTGAAAGCAAGAAGCCCCTGCGGTGCGCAAACACCCAGGGGCTTCGTTGTGTCGGGACAAACCTACCTGCCCAGCTTGTTCTCTTCTCGTTGTTTGTCGGATGAGTGGTGATGGGCGCAGAGCGCAGCCCAATTGCTACGCCGCCAGAACAGCTTCTGATCGCCCCGATGCGGTGTGCTGTGGTCGACCACAGTCGCCACTGTCACGACGCCCTGCGCCTCACACATGCAGCACAGCGGATGCTCCCGCAGGAACTCCAGCCGCGCCTTCTGCCACTTGTAGCTGTAGCCGCGCTGTGCGCTGGTCTGGTCACTGGTGCGCCAGCTGCCGGCCTGCATCGTCGGTACCCTGCGGGTGTCGAGCACAGGCAGGCCAGGCTTAAGCGTCTTGAGTTTCGTCATCACTCAGCAGCAGCCGCTTCTCCAGCTCGATCACATCTGCGGTGACGTCAACCTCAACCAGGCTAAGTGTGAGCCTGGCCTGGACAGCCCCACCACCGGAATGTAGCGGCAGTATCTCGATCGCCGACACATGCGGCACGGGCGTACCATCCGGCATCAGCACCTTTGTGCCTTGCACTACACCATCGGAAACAATGCGAACTCGGCCGGTCATGATCTGCCCTTGAAGAAGGTGCAGCCCGCCCAGTCCGTACACCAGGCGGGCTGCGGGTGCTGGTGGACGACACCAGCATGGAGACACGTCGCCCCAACGAAAACGCCCCGAACACCAGCATGGCGTCGGGGCGAGGAATTGAAAAAGCCCGCAGCGTTTTGGCTTGCGGGCTTTGTAGGCGCATTTCTACACCTAGTAATATTTCGCATTTTGGCGGGTCTTTCTGCCAAAGTCAAATTTCTACTCGAAAAGCCCCGCCTCGGCCAACAGCTCTTCCGCAGCGGCCAGGGCCAGCACATCAACCCCAGGCGTACCAGCTTTCGTCTTGGTCGCCTTCGTACCGCGCAACCACCCTGCAATGGCAGACGCCTCGCGCTCCACCGTTCGCAGGCTGACGCCAGTCTCTTCCGCGATGGCCGCCAGCTTCTCATCGGCGCCGTAGAACCGCCGCACCAGCTCGGTACGCAAGCGGTAACGGTTTCCCCCTCCAGGTATCGCTTCGACGGCGTAGGCACCGACGGCACTGGCAGCCTCTTCCCAGTCGAAGCTCCTGCGACGACGCGAGCAGCAAGCACTTCCACAAGCGCAAGGAAATGACCGGGGCAGAAAGCGCAACGCCAGCACGGCCCGGTGCAAGTTCGACAGACCCTGTATGCGGCGGTGAACCATACCCGCCTGGCCTGCGCCATCCTGCCCCGACAGCCCTTTCCCGCTTCCGCCCTCACCGCCCATCATGCGATTCATGAGGGGGCGGTCGTACTGCTGGTGGGAGTAGTTGAACGCGAACCGCAGCGCGTCGGCAGCGGATTTGAACAGCACTTCGTCGCTCAATGCGAACCTCCAAGAATTTGCGGAACATAGGGTGAAACGGTGACGTGTACGCCAGGCGTTGCGCCGTAGGTCTTTCGCACGCGCAGGCCCACGACTTGGACGTCGTCGGTCCACACGATGCCGTTCACGGCGTCGAAAATAGCCTTCACGACGTTGTCCATGTCGGGTTTCGTGGTGGGCATTAGCTGACCCGCCAGCGCATCGGCCTGCTTGCGCTTCGACCACGACGCCGGCACGGCTAGCACCATGGTCATAAGCACTTCGGCGGGTCCGTCG